ACGCTGATCGGAAAATATGCTTCTATGAGTGTGACATTATTGGTAGCTGTAGCAGCACCTGTACTGATCCTGATCCCACGCGCCCACGCCTTTGCCGGATCATCTGAAACGAAAGGCAGCAACGCGCGCAATGATGGGCGAATGTCTGCAGGAAGGTCTATCTTGACGCCTAGTGGGGCCACGAGTGGCACACTTTCTGCTAGGCAAGGCAGGTCCACACGCAGGGATCCGCTCTCAACTATAAGGCGCCTTCGATCGGGTGAGGGCGTGAAGCGCGGGGTATCGGTGCAGGCCGCTACTGCGTCCAGCAAGGCCTTGCCATGTACCACAACGTCGAGATCTAGTGAAATAGGGGCGCAAAAGGTGGCCCATCCGTTGCACGCTTGAATGCGCCCGCTGCGAATGATCAGGTGCCGAAAGGCCGGAACAGTGCTCGCCTCTGCTACGCCCTTTGCAACGAAAGCAAGAGAAGCCTTCATAGTGGAAAAGCCGGGGCCCTTGTTGAGAGCCCCGGCCCTTCACTGCGGTTTAGGGATCCTCACCCACGACTTCAATGGCTGGCGCACCCGTTGGTGCGGCGTCCAACACCCAACCCGTAGCCGTCAGGACGTGGCCGTTTGCGCGGTCGCCAACCTTGAAGGCGGGCGGTGCGGGAGGTACCACAGGTGCTGGCGTCGGTGGCGGCAGCGGCGCGGGCGGCGGTGGCGGCAGCGGCGCGGGCGGCGGTGGCGGCAGCGGCGCGGGCGGCGGTGGCGGCGGGGGTGCGGAAAACACGGGCGGGGGCGCAGGCACGGTAGGCGCCACGGGCGGCTGCCGCTGCGTGTTCACAGGAACCCAGTTTTCGCCGTCGTACATATGGCCGTTGACCACGTCTCCCTTTTTCCAGATACGCGGGCCACTGGCTGGAGGCTGCTTTTGCACCGCCGCGGTTGAGAGCTGCGCGGGCGGCGACGGGGGCGGCGAGGGCGGCGCCACGGGAGGGAAGGAAGGGGGCGGGGCCACAGGGACGGGTGGCGGCGGGGGCGGCACCGGCGCGGGTGCTGGCGGGGTGTAGGGTACCCACGCGTTGTCTTTCAGCTGATAGCCGTTGACGACGTCACTTTCCACGTAGGGCGGTTGGGGATTCATCCGAGGCGCGGAACCCGTGGCCAGGACTGCGCAGCCTTCCTTGCTGCGCGCCACACGCTTGGCTGGAAGGCCATACCATTTCCGCCACTTCGAATATTCAACGCTAACAGTGGACGCTTTGAGCGCAGGAAGCGCGGCTAGTATTTCCTCTTTCGTGCACGGATCCCCTTTGGCCGCCGACAGCTCATCAGCCTTAGTCCAGATCACCGATCCTGTGCTGCCTGCGCCTGGACGGGTTACGCCGTTTCTCTCTTCATTCTGTCCCATGTTCGTGGCTCCTTCTTCTTCTTGCTGTTTTGTTACTTGCGCGCCTGGACAGTATGCTGCGACTGCCACGCGTGCGCTTTCATCATACACATATATGTGCATTTCGTCTTCTTGATCTCCCTCCACGTAGGTGGCGCAGCTGCGCGCATTTCCAACGGGGCACAACAAGCGCGCTGGACTGTCATCCTCAGCCCAAAACGGAACGCGTTCCTTTAGTAGCGGATATGTGCACGCGCCTTTTGACCGCGAGAACCATTGGCACGTCAAGCTCTTACTTGCTGTTGACATACTTCACGATGGCAAAATGTGTTGCTTGCACAAGGGCCCCGTAGTCGTTACCGGTGTATTCATACCCCGTAGTCCCGTGGTAGATGTGTCGCAGTTCCTGCAGCGAAAAGCGGGATAGCGAAGCGCGCTTGCGAAGGTCAACCCACACCATACTAATGTGCGGTGCGGCGTCAGCTTCGTTGCATGCCACTACTACACGCCATGAAGCCGTGCACAGCAGGCAGCCGCTGCTAGGTGGCATCCTTAATGGTCCAGTCCCCATCACGCAACGTGGGCTTCGCCTTGGGCTTCGCCTTGGGCTTCGCCTTGGGCTTCGCCTTGGGCTTCGCCTTGGGCTCAACAGGGCTTCCCACAATTCCGGGGGTGAAGCCGCGAGCTGTGAAAATGCGCCGTGCGGTCACCCACGCAGGGACCTGCGTAAGCACAGATCCGTGTGGCAGCCCACGTTTCAAGCACGCCTCGATAACGATGGAGCGGCGCACGCCACGATCCTTGCGAAAGAGATCCTCGGCGATATTCCAGATCACGTGATTGGCGGCTAGCTTTTTGGTTGACATGGCTGTTTCTCCCTTGGTGCTGTGTATACGATACCTCGCACACGGGTGTCAATAGCTACGTGCAAGACATGCACACATACTCGCAGTAGTAGCCTTTGCCATCGGGGGCCAAGGTTTTCACGCAGCCGATTCCGCACGGGCAGTTGCTCGTGTCAGCAGGCGCGGGGCCAAAAGGCACGCCACCGATGTAGACCACGCCCCCGGGCCGCACGTCGGCGGGCTGCGTATCGGCGGGGGGTGGGGGCCGCGTGTCCGTTGGTTCAGCAGCCGCTGTGCCGGCGTCACCCTCGGGGGCTGGGGTTTCTTCGCCGCTGCCACAACCGGTGCCGAAATAGATAGCTACGAACAGAACAGAAAGCGTGATCTTCCTCATGATGTGATCTCCTTGCTGGTTTCGGCGATGATAGCGAAGTGCGAACCCATAGCCGCGCAGGTGAATGTGTCTGTTCGCTTCCATGCCCACGAGGGATCACCAGCGTGGGCGCAGGCAAGCGTGCGCAGAAGACTAGATCCGTGATGTATGGCAGCATGGAACGTCGGGTGACTCGTGGAGTGTACCTGTATTAGTCCGTCCGCTACTGAGTATCTATACACAGCTACATTGTAACACATGGGAACCTTTCATCCCGTGAATACGGGTAGATCAACGCGGGTTACTGCCTCGGTGCTGTAGAACTTGCGGCCCTGCGTACACTGCAGGCTTTCGCGCACATATTCGCCTTTGCGCCAGGGGACCACAGGGGCGACGGGGGCGGCCTCGGGGGATTCGAAGTCTACGGCCGCGAGGCGCTGCGTTGACGAAAGCTCTTTCATGCTCATGGTGTGGTTCCTTAGCGAGTCAGGGCGATTGCGAAGTCAACGATCAGGCTTACAACCGAAAGGGCGAATAGCTTGGAAGCGAACATGCTTTTAATATAAGCATAGCTGTAGCTATTTCAAGGGCAAAACGACACGCGTGCAACATGCTGCTTTCATTGCACTATTCACAAACAAAAACGGCCTAGGGGTGCCTAGGCCGTTTTGCTGCTGCTGTTTTTGTGTAGGCCCTTAATCGCCGTCGAGAATCCACGCAAGCACCCTGCGTGTGGCTTCTACTAAAGGACCGCTGGCGGAATCAGGATCCCAGAGGAGCATGCGCACATCGGCGACGAAATCGAGCACGGCCGCAAGGACAAGCACGTACAGCATGAGTCCAGCAACTAGTATAGCCGATGCCCTATTTCGTGTGCGTGATCGCATAGCTCAATCCCGAGACTAACGTAGGACCGCGAAAGCGTCAAGGCTAGAAAGGGATCTGGTCCCACGCTTCGCACCCAACCACGATCACGTCAAGGGGCGGCTGCACTTTGTAGAGTAGGCATGTTGGGTTTTTCATGCGTTCGCAGTTTTCATTAAGCTGCGCCTCGGACCAGTGGTCACATGACAAGCAGCTTTGCCACGCCCCTGACACGATGAATCCCGCTTGCAGGCGCGCACGCCCACGGCACTTTGTACGGTGCCTTTGCTCTGGATCTTCATTGCTCATGTTTTGATCCCTAGAAACGAATTCAGAAAAGAACGCAACACACAAGGATCAGCACTCACAACGCGGGTTGAGCCGTGAAAAGAAACGGCGCACAGTCCGTCAATTACCTTGACCCTGATCCCTAGGGCCTTGATGTGCTCAAACCTACCTGCTACGGCGTCGTCAACAGCTTTTATAGCTGTATCTTTATCAACCCCCATCACTTTATAGAAAGGCATGCCCTCGCACCTCTGGTAGATGACTGCTCAAAAGAACGGTGATCGTTTTCGGCTGGCGCAATTCAGACGTGCGCGTGCATGCGTCCGCGGCTGTAGTTGGATAGCCTGTAAGGGGTGCGTGCATTCTCCACCAATCGTGGGCCCTGTGGAGTGGATACCCCGTGTGCTCAAAGCAGATCCACTCGCGAAACACGCGCAAGCCGCTGTGATAGCTGACTTGAAAGCTGCTGATCCCCTTGCTGCCCTTGTGGACTGAATACACGATGTGATCGACCGGAAAGTCAACGATCTGAGGTTCTTCTTTTCGGCGTATCAGTTCCTCAGTACCCGATCGCCCTTTGAACTTTACCTTGATTTCAAAAGTACCTCCACAGTTTGGACAGGCGCGCGCGCTTGCGTGGCAGTAGATTCCACACGCGGGGCAGGTCTTAACAGGCGCCTCGCCCTTTCCTTCGCCTCTTTTCTTGGGACGAACCACATCATTGATCGGGCCAAGGCGCCGCGTGTTCCCTGCATAGTCGAGCACAAGACAATCGCGCTTAGTACTCGCGGCGATCGCCTGCAGGCGTCCGCTAGCTGTACTGAGGTCGAAGCCGTCTGCATACTTAGGCCGCCCGCCACGTCCTAGCATCTGCACCCACAGCCCCGGTGACATTGTCGGGCGTAACATGATGATCATGTCCAGTGCTGGGAAGTCAAACCCCGTGGTCAAGATCCCGTTATTGCACAGGCAGCACACCTCACCCGATAGAAAAGCAGATATAGCCATATCCCTATCGCTGTCATCCATCTTGGAGTGCACAACCGCAGTGGAGATTCCCATGTTTTGCAGCGTCTCACAGCAATGCGTGGCGTGCTCTACACCGGATGCGAAAAGTAGCCAGTGATTGCGGTCCTGCCCGTAGTGCATGGCTTCTTTAAGCGCGGCGAGGGTGATCTCCGTGCGATCAACCGATAGCTGTAGCTGTTTAAGATCATACTCGCCCCGGCTAACGCTTACACTGCCCGTGTCCAGCTGAATACGCATAGGACGCGGAACAAGGGGCGCCAGGTAACCCGCGTCAAGAAACCAATTGTAAGCGTCAAAGGTGGTCATATCTACAGCTACATCTGTGAATATGCCCCCATCCTCTGTTAGGGGACCATGGCCGAGGCGGTAGTGTGTGGCCGTTAGTCCGATCACCCGGAGATGTGGGTTGACCGCCTTAAGCGCTGCAATTACTTCTTGATATTGTGTGCCCTCTTTCGGTGATACTAGATGGCACTCGTCTATTAGAATCAGATCGATGTGGCCAAGGACCTGCGTGCGCTTTGCAATAGATGCAATACCGGCGAACGTGATCGGGGTGCCTACATCTTTTCTGTCGAGGCCAGAGGAGTAGATCCCAGCGGGGGCGGCTTCCCACAGTGCCAGCATCTTGGCGTGGTTCTGGGCAATCAATTCCTTCACATGTGTAAGGACAAGGATCCTCTGACCACGGTATCGGGTAAAGATCTCTGCAATAAATGCAGCTATTACAATAGACTTACCTGTACCCGTAGGCATCGCCACGATCGGGTTGCCTTTGTTGCCTGCTGTGAAGTAGGCAAACAGGCTATCGACAGCGAAGGTCTGATAGTCTCGCAGGATCACTTAGGCGCAATCTCCACAATGTAGCTATGCTCTGCGCACCCCGTAAGCTGTTGGGCTTCATTGCGCGTGTAAGGTGCGTCGTTGATCGGCAAAAAGCACCACCACATGCCATCCTGCGCGGGCTTGCCGTGCCTGCAGGTGCGGCAGTTTCTCTCGGGTGCGCGGCCGTTGTGGCAGATCCCCTTGGCGATGCAAAAGCGGCACTCGAACCAACCGGGGTTTTCGTTGATCTTTGGCGGCGGAACTGCAGATCCGACCACGCTTGCAGCTACGGCCATGCAAGAGGCGGCCACGCCTTGATCGGGCGGAATCCATTCAGCATAAAGATCGTCAGTGTCCTTGCAGACTGCTAGATATAGGCCGCCCGCCGCATTGAAGCCGGCGATATACGTTTGTGACTGTGCGTAGTGCTTGACCTTCGACGCGCGCACGCCTTTTCCCGTGAAGTGCGCACCGGCGATCCCGTCCTTGAATGCGCGCCATTCCTTCAAGGGGCCCGCGAGATCTTCAAAGGAGCTGCGGCAATGAGTTTTGAACTCGCTCACGTAGCTATCGAGCAATCCAGGGAGTGAAAAGAGGCCATCGCACGATCCGCCGAACATGCCGCCACAGGCACTCAGCTTATACTGCTTGCCGCTGCTGTCTTTCGACCGCACTAGATACCCGATCATCTCCATGAGTGCCAGGAAGCGCGCTTCCTCCAAGTGCCCGCGGTTAAGCAGCAGAGTTAGGCGCGGAGGAATGTATTCACGTGCGGCCCAGTGGAATTTGTACCAAAGCAACCTATGACACTTCTCGCCTATCTCGGACGCGCCTAGATGCTTTCGGAAAGGCGAGGGATCAACCTTGTAGGCATCTTCCGCCTCGGCCACATACTTGCGCAGAAGCTGTTTATACAGCTTGCCTCCATCTAATTCGATAGCTTGATCAATAGCTCTGACAACGTTTAGAGCAACCTGCGGCTTTGCGTGCGGTGTGAAATTCATAGGGGTGCACTTGCTTCTGACGGCTTGGCACCGTGCCTATTCCCCAGATAGTAGGCGCCGGTCCGCGCACCTTGACAGCTTTTCGGCAACTGTCACGCCGATTGTACGGCTAGCGCGTGGGCTGGCCGGCCCAAGGCGGAACGGGGGCGGCGGGAGGTTGCGCCGCGCCCGCTGGCGCCGAGGGCTGTTGCGTAGCAGGAACCCAACCCGCGGCCGTCAGCTGGAATCCGTTGGCGAAGTCGCCGATCTTGTACTGAGGCGGTGCCGGCGGGGCCACAGGGACGGGTGGCGGGGCAGGTGGTTGATAGGCCGGGGGCTGATAGGCGGGCGGGGCGGGCGGGGGCAGCGACGCCGCGAACGCAGGCGGGGCGGGTGGGGCGGGCGGATACCCCGGGGGCATTCCTTGGGGTGGGCTGCTCGCGGGGGCGCCCATGAGCGGCTGCATACCGGCGGGAGTCTCGGAGATGTGCTTGATCGCCTTGATTTCGTTCTGTGCATCAAAGCCGTCGGACGCCGGGCGGACAGATAGTTTCACCCACATGGCAATCCCATGCAGCTGATCCGCCTGTGTCAAGCGGATCACCCCTGTGGCGTGGCAATAGGCTGACAGTCTTTCGTCACCGATGCGCACTGCCATGGGGTTTGCGTTGTCACGCGTGACCCTGTCAAAAGTCTTGCGCCCTTGGTGCATACCCGCGATCACCTCAAGTGCAAGACTGAGATAGGATCCCGTGTTGTCCTTGGTGGCCTTCATTTCGGAATCGGTGACTCGCATAGGCACCCACCCTGCGGGGATCGGCTCACGTTCGGTTTGTGGCGGGATACTGGTAGCGTCGAAGTGTAACGTCGTGTTCATTTCTGTGTTCCTCCTAATATTTTTCCAATGATGTGGGAAAGGTCGGGAATCTCCATTGGAGAGAGAGCCCCGGAACTGTCTTTCGCAACGTACTGTAGATCGCCTTGTGTCTGTAAGAAAGGGTGCACAACTTGGGTGGCTGGGTCACGCCACAGGCCCATACGAAATACTTCGTCAAAGAGGTAAGGGATCTGCGGTCCCAGCTTCGCCCCCGTCATCAAGGGCATGAAGCGCATAGTGCCCGCGGCCTCGTCTCTTTCGTATATCATTTTTGCGATCACGCAGACATGCTTGCGGGGCAGATCGCGAAACTCACGCAGCAATTCCAGCATCGTATCCTGTACGGCGCCATAGGCCTTGCGCGGATCTTTTTCGCGTGCTTTTAACTGCTGCAGCAACACCTCTGAGATCTCGGTTGCACTGTCGCAGCAGACGGTGTCAAATTGCGCCGCCTCAGCTGAACTGCGAATCCAGCGCAAGACGTCGCGCGCATCCTCAACGCTGCGAATGATCGCCGCAGGGATCACGGACTGACGGATAGAGACAAAGCGGTTTTCGGCTGAGATGATCATCGGCCGCGGGGCTGTAGTGCAAAGGCGCGTCTTGCCCGCCCCCGAGTCGCCGTAGACAAAGATCTTTACGCCGTTTTCGAGACCCGCTTGTTGTGTCGTTGTCCAAGTGAAAGCCATAGCTATCGAGTCCAAAAAAGAAGTGGGTAGAACTCTTCACGCGGGCGCGTGGAAAGGGCGGCTAGCTCACGCTTGGCCTCGCCTAGCTCTCTGGACAGGAAGCCCGCCCGCGCCGCTGCCGCCACCGCCGCCCGCGCCGGATCCCCCGTCAAAAACTTCTTGGCCGCCTTCTCTTTTTCGCGCCTTTCCTTGAACGCTTCACGCAAGGATGCCTCAAGACCGGCGATCCTTCGCTCCAACAATATACAGGCGGGGTTGCTCATTTTGTGCCTTTCTCGCCATAGCTGAGCTGCGAGGCGCCAAGCGTGATCACAAGGGCACGATCCACGATCTGCTTGGCGGACTCGGGCAAGGCTCGATACACGCTCACCCGCAGAGTGGGTTTCATATCGATCAGACCGTCGAGGCTGATTCCGAGTTCCGCAAGGGCGCCGCGTGCCGCGAGCATGGCCGGCCAGTCTACGTTGCGAACAAGGGAATGTGTCAAGCGCAAAACGCAATCGCCCGCGATCGGGACTTCGTTGGCGCCTTCCCTCGGATGTGGGAAAAGGTAGGTTGCAACCGCTTCCCTCAACTCTCGCTCATGCTGCAAAATGCCCGGCTTGCCGTCGTCATCGTTCGGGGCGGGCTTCTTGATCGCGTCGACTTCTGCGCGGGCTGCTTGCCACGCTTCTAGCAACTCAAG